CTGAGTTACCGGCAACAACTTTGAATGATTATTGCTATAGTAGTATGTTCTATGGATGTAAAAGTCTAACAACAGCACCTGAGTTACCAGCAACAACTTTGGCTAATAATTGCTATAATAGTATGTTCTATGGCTGTACAAGTCTAACAACAGCACCTGAGTTACCAGCAACAACTTTGGCTAATTATTGCTATAATAGAATGTTCTATGGATGTACAAGTCTTAAAATATCAAAAACATTAACTGGTATTTATGATACAGCATATAGAATACCAAAAACTGGAACAGGCATAATAGCCAGTGGTTCCCTATCTAATATGTTTGGACAAACTGGTGGAACATTCGTAGGAACTCCACAAGTAAACACAACGTATTACACAGAAAATACACCAGTATAAGGATAAAAATGTATTACAATGTAGAAAAAAATAAAAAGATAAATAACAACAAAGAGTTTAGGGAATTATTCCCTAATACTATCTTCCCTAAAATCTTAACAGATGAAATGATGGAAGAGTATGGCTATAAAAAAGTAATTGTAAATCAGGCTACATCAACACCACTTACTAGAGTTGTTGATAGTGAGATTAATGTTATAAACTGGATACCTACTATTAACCAAAGTTTAGTTTATAGGCCTATTGATGAATGCAAAGAAATAGCTTTAAGCATCATTAAAACAAAAAGAGAAGAAAAAATTATTGAGCCTATAAATAATATTCAAGTAGGTACTTTACAAGATAGAGAGAACATACAAGGTTCAATAGAGTATTTTGATGAGTTATCTCAAGGTACGGGTACCATAACTTGGACAATGGCAGATAATACAGAGCAATATGTATCTTTGGAAGATTTAAAAGGTGCATTAGACACTTATGTAATCAGAAAATCTCAAGCATTTTCCGAGTATCAATCTAAAAAGCAATTAATTGACACTGCTACAACAGGTGAAGAAATTGAAGCAATTGTACTTAAAACTAAAGGCATGGAATCATAAAATGGATATAAATGGATATATAGTAGCTAATTTAGCTACTATCGTAGCCTTTTTTATAACTGTAGGTTATTATAAAGGCAAGGTAGATACTTTAGGTAAAGATAATGAATCCATACATCAAAAGATGGATGCTTATCATAGAAGAGCAGATGTACATGGTGACGATATAGTTCGTTTAAATACGAAAGCTGAACTTGCTATGACTGCTAAAGAAGTAGATGAGAAATATGTATCTAAAGAGTTATTTAGACAGTTTGAAAAACATATAGATAGCAGATTTGATGGTATAGATACTTCTCTAAGTGAGATATTAGTATATGTAAAAAAGGACAGATAATGTTAAGTATATTAGGAAGTATATTCGGGACTGGTGAAGTAGTTAAAAAAGGTTTAGAATTAATTGATGAAGCTTGGACTTCTGATGAAGAAAAAGCAGAAAATAAAGCTAAGATAATAGAAGCCAAAACAAATGCAAAAGCCACTCTATTAAATGCTTATGCACCTTTTAAATTAGCTCAAAGATATTTGGCTTTAATGTTTAGTAGCGTGTTTTTATTTATAATGATAAATGGAATATTAGGTGCTTTATATGGTTGGGTAGACATGGTAGCAGTTGAAGAAGCAAAAAAGTTTGCTAATGAGATGTGGCTAGGTGAAATTATGATTACAATAGTAGGTTTTTATTTTGGTGGTGGAGTCATTGAATCATACAAGAAAAAAGGAAGTGAAAGTGTTTAAGTTCAGTAAAAGAAGTAAAGATAATTTAGCAACTGCAGATGAAAAACTGCAGTTGCTTTTTAATGAAGTAATTAAAGAAATAGATTGTACTGTTATATCTGGACATAGAACTCCAGAAGAACAGTTTAAGCTATTTAAAAATGGTAGGGAAAGAGTAGATGGTTGGTGGACTGTTACAGATAAATCTAAAGTAGTTACTAACTTAGATGGTACAACTAGAAAATCTAGACATAACTACTATCCATCTAAGGCAGTTGATGTAGTTCCATATCCTCTAGATTGGAAGGATATAGATAGTTTTAAACTATTAGCTAGTGTAGTTAAACGTAAAGCTTTAGAATTAGGTATTGATGTAGAATGGGGTGGAGACTGGAAAACTTTTAAAGATTATCCTCACTGGCAAATTAAGTAAAGGATGCTAATATGATTATGAGTGACTTTACTGGAGGTTTGTCTACTAGGCTGTCTCCGAATTTAATACAATTAAACGAATCTACTATTTGTGAAAATGTAGATATAAGCTCTGGTAGTTTAAAACCTTTAAAAGGTTTAAAAGCTACTAGTAAAACAATACCTGTAAATACACCTGTATTTACTGAGTATAAAGGTATTTACTTAAGTAGTAATAGTGGAACAAGTTATGTAGAATTTAATGATGCATTATATATAGCTAATGCTATAGATACTGTAAAAAAGACTACTGATGGTATAAATATATACTCAGTAGGTTTAAGTAACCCTACTGTAGCTTTAACAACTACCACTAGTTTTTCAGTAGATTTTAGTTTAAGTAACATAACTGTAGGTGATAATATTACTTTTGGTAACGTCTTATATGAATATTTAGTTCAATATAAAACTAATGCTGGCTCTATTAGATATGAAGAGATACAGTTTAATTATACAGGAACTAAAGGTATACAATTAAATATTTCTGATACGAGTGAATTAGAATATGTAGAGCTATATAGAAAATATGATACTAAATATAGACTGGTAGGTTCTACTAAGAGTGAATCTATAATAAAGGATGTAGTATTAGATATTAAATCTAAACCTGCAACTGCTCCATATGAGGAATTATTGGGTACTAGACAATATGTATATACAAATTATTCATCTATAACAGGATTTGAATCCTCTCCTTCACCTGTATCCGAGGATTTAGAAGTAGATATAAATAATGTAGTTATTTCAGGATTTATAACTCCAACAGATAGTACAGTTGATACAATTAAGTTATATAGAGTAGGTGGAACCTTAACTAGTTTTTATTTAGTAGAGAATTTAAGTACTAATGTAGTAACTTATACAGACACAAAGACTGATTTAGAAGTACTAGATGGCACATTATTAACTACTACAGGCTTTAGGCAACCACCTGTAGGTCTCAAGTTTTTAACAGAATTTAATGGGGCATTATTTGGTAGTGTAGATAGTACTTTATGGTTTTCTAATCCTGGTACAGTAGACCAGTGGGTAGAAACTAATTGGATAACATTCCCAGAACACATAACTGGCTTAGGTGTTACACAAAATGGTCTATTAGTATTTAGTAGAAATAAAACTTGGATATTAGTTGGAGATAGTTTAGCTACATATAGTAAGTACTTGTTAAACGGTAATCAAGGGTGTGTATCACACTCTACTATATCTTATGTAGAAAATAACTTACTATGGTATAGCCTTGATGGTATTTGTTTATCTCAAGGAGGAGCTATTGAATTACTTAGTTGGCAGAAATTAGGTAAACTAGTTATAAATCCTATAACTGCAGAAACTTATGAAAATCAGTATTTTTTATTTCACGATGAAGGTACTGTAGTAGTTGATTTTAGAGCTGGTGTTAAATTCTATACTTTAAACTTAGTAGTTAGAGGTGCATACTATAGTTCTTCGTATGATAAGCTATATTTATTAAAACCGGAAAATATAGGTATGCATGAATATAATTCTGGAGATACTTTAAATTATAAATATAAAACTGGGTATATTACTCATGGTAGTATAACTAATTACAAAACATATAAAAATATTTATATTTATTGTAAGGGCACTAGTGAATTGAAGTTATATGTAAATGGTGTGTTATCTAATACATTCCAACTAATAGATGGAGTGAATAATGTTAGATATAAACAAGAAATATCTAAAGGGTATTATACAGAGTTAGAATTTGAAGGCTCTGGTGAAATACTGGAAGTTAATTTTATATCAGAAGGGAGACAGCATGGAATCTAAAATACAAGTTCCTAACAATATAGAAGATAAAACTGTGTTAAAAAGGTTTTTAACACAGTTAGTACTAGGTATTAATAGTAATCCACTATTCTCTGGAAATGTAGCTACTCAGAACCAAGCTTTAGTTAATATATTACAAACTAATCCAAATGTAGATTTTTTAAATGTAGTATCTAAACTAAATGAATTAAGAACAGATATATTAACTTATGTAGAAGAGAATTTAGAAACTATTATTCTACAACAACAAGAAGATATAGCTGTTATTGCAGAACAGTTTGGTACATTCTATCAGCAAGCATTAGCTGCATCTTGGTACGGTTTAAGTGTTAAAGCTGGTGGTGCTGTTGCTGGATTAGAGATAGGTAGTTTAGACCCTGATGTTACCACACCAGGAGATGAGAATAGTTATTTTAGAGTAATTGCAGATAATTTCATAGTAGGTAGAGCTTATGAGGACTTAACACAAGAGGAAAAAGACTATTTAGCTGCTAATAATTTACCTAGCTTTGGTACAGTATATAATGAAGATAAAACACCAATACCAGCATTA